CTAGAATATATCCCAGAACACCTCGACTTCAATGTTGAGTTTGAGCCAACTAAAGTTGACGATAAGAAGTATGTCATCAACGGTGACACTGGTGACTACATTGGTATCGTAGGCAATGGCTTCACCTGTGCATCGCATGGTGACTTCTTCCGCAACGTCATGGACACTACGACACAAACACTGTCCGACTACGACATGGAAGGCGCACAGATTAACTGGCGCAGCGCACACAAAGATGGCTGGGCTATGATGGACATGACCTTGCCCAACGTGACTGCCAAGATTGCCACTGATAAGCACGAGACTACGTTAATGAAGCGTATCATTGCGCTGCATGGTGTCAATGGCACTTGCTCTAACACCACTATCTTTGGTGCTATCGACTTCTTCTGTCTCAATGGGCAGATCACAGGCGATCATAACAAAGTTATGCGTAAGAACACCAGTAACTTTAGCCTCGACAGGTTCATCACTGAACTGCACAAGTCACAACAGGACTTCACTGCACAGGCAGAACAGATGCAACGCTGGGCTAACACAAGCCTGATGCACGTTGATGTCAAGGCTATGCTTGAGGGCATTATGAAGTCTGATCGTAAGTCAGAGAAGATGTATGGCTTATACAATCAAGAGGTAGCCACACGTGGACGCAATCTGTGGGCATTGTACTCTGCCTTCACCAACTATGCTACCTATGCAGATGAGCGTAACGGCTTTGCTCTACGCAATACTGGCAGTGACACACAGTCTAAGTCTCTGTTCATGCGTGAGATTGAGGTGGCTAATTGGGTTGGTACGCCACAGTTTCAGTCAATAGCGGCCTGATGCAGTACAACCTCTTTGATGAGGGTGATTACGATGTTGAATTGGGTGATGAAACCAGAGTATGCATTAAATGTGAGAGAGAACTTGACTTGGTTCTCTTTCCCATTGATGCCTATCATGCAAATGGAGATGTCAGGCGTAGGCCAGAGTGTGTTGACTGTAGAAGATCAGCGCAGAAACAGACAAGAGTTTTACGAAAGTCTGCACCGCCTGTACCTGACAATCATCACTGCCCTATCTGCCTTAGAGATAAGGATGGCATCAAGGGTACTAATCACCCAAGTCACAACTCTTGGTGTCTTGACCACTCACATAATACTGGAGAATTTAGAGGATGGTTATGTCACCAATGCAATAGAATGTTAGGCATAGCTAAAGACAATAGCGATTTGTTAAGACGCGCAATAAATTATTTAGAAGGGAATAATGATGAAACTAAAACAGGTAGCCAATGAATACTATTCTTCCCACGATTACAAGAACTTGCGGGATGAAACTAAAGCACACTATCAATACTGCTTGAACAATGCATTGGCTACCTCTGTTGAGGGGGTAGTCATTGGCGAGGTGGATTGCACTAATCTGTCCACCAAGCAAGCTAAGTTAGCCTATGACCTGTGGTGTGATCGTGGTATCTCAACGGCGAATCACATCATGGCAGCAATAAGAATGGTGCTAAACTATGCTGTAAGAATGGAACACTGCAACATCAATCCTTTCGCTACGGTGCGTAGGAGAGCCACTAAGCCGCGTAAGGTAGTGTGGACGAAGGGGGATGTCAAGAAACTGCTAGACGCTGCGTACAGTGATTTTAGCACTCGTAACATAGGTTTGATTGCTCACATGGCATACGAATGGTGTCAGCGAGTAGGTGACATGAGACTGCTAACGTGGGACATGTTAAATTTTGAGACTAAACGTGTCGTGATACAGCAGTCGAAGCGTGATGCACAGGTAGAGTTACCCATTGACGATGATCTATTTGATATGTTAGTACAGCAGGAACAAGATTTTGGGTTTCAGCCATACGTTGCACCAAGACCGACAGCATACAGGGGTGTGTATGAGCCTTATTCAATGTATAAACTGCCCCTTCATGCTCGTAAGTTAATGGATGAGGCGGGTCTGTCAAAAGATTTACGTCTGTCTGATCTAAGGCGTACAGGTGTAACAGAAATGGTGGATGCTGATGTGGGAATAGGACAAATTATGTCGGTTACAGGACACGCTAACCCACAATCAGTAAAGCCATACCTAAAAAATACATACACCAGTGCAAATAATGCCTTGACAGCACGTAAGAAGTCGTGATATAAGCATTCAACTGCCGCAAAGGAAAGTGATATTACATGAATAATATATATAACATAGTAAGTGATTTAGGTCTTAGTAATGGTGAGACTAAAAGAATGAACTGTCCTAACTGTAAGGGATATAAAACATTTACAGCTACCAATAATTTGGGTAGTCTTGTATGGAATTGTTACAAAGTATCTTGTGGCGTATCAGGTAGCACACGTGTACATCTGTCTGTAGAAGATATAAAGGCTGGTTTTGCTGGCAGTAAGGAGTTTGCAATGGATACTTTTGAATTACCTACATACATTGTACACAATCGTGATAACTTAGCTATGCATAGATGGTGTTCTACTTGGGATATTGATGCAGACAAGTTGGGTTTGTTGTATGACGTAAAGGAAAGCCGTGTGGTGTTTCCTGTCATGCATGATGGAAAGATTGTAGATGCAACAGGTAGATCATTATCTAAACACAGACTACCTAAATGGAAAAGATATGGAAAAAGTGGCTTGCCTTATACCGCTGGGTGTGGTAAAGTCGCAATAGTTGTTGAGGACTGTGTAAGTGCAGCCGTTGTTGGTTACGGTAACTTTGTCGGGGTTGCGCTTCTTGGCACATCATTGCAGGAATCGCATAAAAGGTATCTTGCACAGTTCTCAACAGCAGTCATAGCATTAGACCCCGATGCTTTACCTAAGACACTAGCTATGGCAAAAGAATTACGTGGACACGTGAACGATGTTCGTGTACTACGTTTAATAGATGACTTGAAATATCGTAACCCGACAGATATGGAGAATGTAAATGGAATTATCGCTGATTAGAAGTTTAATGGACAAAGAGTTCTACGAGGATCATCGTGGCTCTCGCTGCCCTGACAGATTGTTTAGCACTGATGTACGCAAGATCAAGCAAGCTATTGATGCAGCTATGGACAGATACGAGCGTACTGTTACGCCAGATGAGATTGAGGCTTTGTTCATGGCTAACAATCCAACGCTTACTACGGCACAGAAGGCATCCTACACTAGCCTCTTTGGTCAGATCAAGCGTGAGCAGCCGATGGGTGGAGACATAGCACAAGAGGTATTGTCAAAACTATTTCAACAGGTTATTGGTGAAGACATTGCTAACTTAGGTTTTGATTATGTAAATGGTGACAAGTCTAGTCTTGAGCCATTACGTCAAATGCTTGAGCAGTATGGTGATGACTTCACGCCTAACCTAAACATTGAATGGGATGATATAGAGTTAGAGACATTGCTTGCTCGTAATGACCTTGAGGCACGATGGACATTCAATATACCTAGCTTGGTTCGTAAGGTTGAGGGTGTTAATGCTGGTCACTTGATTGAGATTGGTGCGCGGCCTAATACTGGCAAGACATCCTTTCATGCCAGTCTGATTGCATCGCCGGGCGGCTTTGCCCATCAGGGTGCTAACTGTATTATCTTATGTAATGAGGAAGGCTATCACCGTGTCGGTGCGAGATACTTGACTGCAGCCACAGGCATGACTATGCAAGAGGTAAAGGCTAATCCAAGTAAGGCACGTGACTTGTATGCACCTGTGAAGGAACGTATCAAGATTAAGGATGCAACTGGTCGTGACATGAATTGGGTTGAAAGTGTATGTAAGGCATACAAGCCCGACATTGTTTTGCTAGACATGGGTGATAAGTTTGCTAAGACTGGTGGCTTTGCTCGTCCAGATGAGGCACTCAAAGCTAATGCAGTCCATGCTCGTATGATTGCCAAGCAGCATGAGTGTGCTGTCTTTTACATGTCGCAGCTATCTGCAGAGGCAGAGGGTAAGGTTGTACTGAACCAGTCTATGATGGAAGGCTCTCGTACAGGTAAGGCTGCTGAAGCTGATCTTATGTTATTGATTGCTAAGAACCCACCAGTGCAGGGGCAAGACGAAGAAGATACTGAACGTCATCTCAATGTAGTAAAAAATAAGTTGACAGGATGGCATGGTAGTATACACTGTCAATTGGAATATCAAACAGCGAGGTATACAGTATGATGATGTACACAAAAGATACTCTGAATGAGTTAGATGAGGATGTTAAAGATTGTATTGAAAAAGCACAGGAGTTAAGTAAGAAATCTTGGAATAAAGATGTATACAGTAATAGTTATGACAGACAGGCTAAAAGACTATTAAAGCTAAGAAAACTACTAGAAAGAGATTTGGATGTTGAGTTTTTTGGGCAAAAGAATTTTGGTTTAGTAGAAGTAAATAGAAAGTTTGTAGTTTCTTTACTACACAATGAATGGCGAACTGTTCGCAACACAAAATGGTATAAGCACAAAGATGATCTTGACCACTTTATAAATAAATATATTTTAGGAGATAGCGATGAAACTAACACTTGATGTAGAGAATACAGTAACGCATCGTGACGGTAAGATGCACCTAGACCCATTTGAGCCTACTAACTCATTGACTATGGTTGGTGTACTTACAGATCAAGGTGTTGAGCATCACTTCCCTTTTGACCATGCTGATGTACCTAGTCAAGCTGACTACCACGAGCGTGTGCAGTGGTATCTTGACCAAGCTACTGTATTGATCTGTCACAATGTGGCATATGATTTGCTATGGCTATGGGAGTCAGGGTTTAAGTATGACGGTGCAGTGTTTGATACCATGCTTGCTGAGTATGTATTGCAGCGCGGTGTTAAAGAACCACTATCTCTACAGGCTTGTGCAGAACGCTACGAGTGTGACACAAAGAAGCAGGATACCTTGAAGGAGTACTTCAAGAAGG